ACACGTCAAAAATAGGCGCGATATTTTGGGCGATATCTTTTTTTTCTGCACCGGGAAGGGGATTGGTGCGCAGCTCGGGGTGCTTTGAATAATGGGACGGCGCAAGGATGATCCGCTTTTACAGGCGGCAAAAGGCTTTCCCGGCCGCCGAAAAGGCAAGGTTGAGGCTGAAATGGACGCCGCTGCGGCGGCTGCCGAGGCCATGCCAGCGACAAAGGAAGATCCATTCCCGCTGCCAGATATCTTCAAGCGATCGCCGGCCTATTGGGCGCGGGCCATCCGGATCTGGAACGAAAAGTCAGACGTGCTGAAGTCTTCGGGGCGCCGTCGTCCAGGCTATCGTTCGACGCTGACCCGATACTGCATGTGGTCGCAGTTTTTTTTCGCGGCCGGCGAGCAGCTTCGCAAGGATCTGCCAAACGGCGGGGCGACGGTGAAGGTCAAGAAGGGCGATGGCGAGTTCGTCTATCGCTCTCATCCGAACATCGACTTCATGGCGAAAGCGGAGACAGCCTTGCGCCTCCTGGATGCCGAATTCGGCTTCACGCCAGTGCGCGACAATGACCTGATGAAGGTCGAAAGCTTCAATTCCGGGCAGGGTAGGCTGCCTCTGGGTGGCGAGCATCCTTCCGCAAAGCGGACGAGCCAAGGCGAGAGTGAAGCCGAGAGCGACCCAATGGAGCTCATGAACGCGGCAGACAGCGCACCGCCTGGCGCATCGATCCAATAGGAGCGGGCATGGCCGCGCGTTACCCGCAGGCCAAGCCGCTTCCGGACTGGCTGGCCGATGTAGCCGATGATTCGACATACGCTTGGGCGATCTCCGGTTGGGAGCGCGCCGCAGCTGTCGAAGGATCATGGTTCGACCACGCGAAGGCCGACAAGGTTGTGGCGCGATGGCCGGATATCTTCCGCCTCACGAACGACCGCTTCAAGGGCGTGTCGTTCCGCCTGGTCAAGTGGCAGGATATAACGGTTCGCCTGCTGGTCGGCTGGAAAAAGCCGATTGAGGTTATAGACCCGTTCACGCACAAGCCGTCAATCGAGCACGTGAGGGTGTTTCGCAGGCTTGATCTCTGGATCCCGCGCAAGAACGGCAAATCGGAGTTTCTCGCCGCACTTGGCGTTCTCTTTTTTGTTTTGGAGAGGGTGAACGGGGCCGAGGGATATGTCTTCGGACGCAACGAAGACCAGGGTCGAGTGCCGTTCGGCAAAATGCAGGATATCATCCGGGAGGCAAAAGGCCTCGCGGAAGACAGCAAGGGCAACCAGCGCATCGCGATGTTCGACAAGAGCATCTTCCTGCGTGAGACAGCCTCGACAATGTCGCTTCTCACAGGCGCTCCTGATGGGAAACACGGTCGTTCGCCGACGGTCATCGTTGGTGACGAGATCCATGAGTGGAAGACAGCCGAACTCGCGACAACTCTGCGCCAGGGGACCGGCGCACGGCTTCAGCCCATCGAGCTTTATGCGTCGACGGCAGGCCGTAAACAAAATCGAACCGGTTTCGAATGGTTCGAAGAGTCCATGGCCATCATGCGCGGAGATCTCGACGATCCGACGACGCTGGTGGTGTTCTTCGGGATCGGTGACGAGGACGATTGGAACGACGAGGAAGTCTGGCGCAAGGCAAATCCTAGCCTCGGCCTGACACCCACGCTGGATTACCTCAGAACCGAGCACAAGAAGGCCAAAGGGCGCCCTGCTCAGGAGGCTGTCTTTCAGTGCTACCACCTGAACCGTTGGGTCGATCAGGTTTCGGGCTGGATACCGCGTTCAAAGTGGGCCGCTTGCACTGATGATCCGACCAGCTGGACCCGCCTTTATGTCGAGCACAAAGGCCGCAAGGCCTATCTCGCTTGCGATGTCTCATCCACCAGAGACCTGACAGCGCTTGTCATCGTCCTGCCACCCGACGAAGAGCATGAAAAGTGGGTGATTATCCCTCTCTTCTGGGTGCCGGAAGACACGCTGGACGAGCGCTCTGACCAGGACAAGCGGGTCAACTGGAAGAAGTGGGTTGCGGACGGGGCGCTTCTGACGACGCCGGGCGACAGTGTCGACCAGACGTTTGTGCAGCGGGCAATATCAGACGCCTGTGACAACTTCGAGGTGCTTGCCTGGGGCTTTGATCCTTGGAACGCGCGAAAGCTTGCAGGTGACCTGCAGATCGACGGCATGGACGCCGAGCTGCAGATCGAGATGCGGCAGGGGCACCAGACTCTGGGCGGACCGACCAAGGAGTTCGAGCGGCTGGTCTTTGCCGGCAAGGTCGAACATGGCGGTCATCCGGTTCTCGCCTGGATGGCAGGGCACTGCACGGTGCGCTTCGACGTGAACCTGAACTACGTGCCTGACAAACGAAACTCGCTCGACAAGATCGACGGCATCGTCGCCACGGTCATGGGCATCGGTCTCGGGATGAACGTCGAGGAAGACGGCATGGACGGCTATTTCAAAAGTCTTGCGGGGGCGGCGTGAACATTCTTCGAAAAATGGCCGATGTTGTCCGCAGCCTCACTCTTCGGGAGCCTTCGGGCTGGACCACGTCAGCGATGTCGGCCGACAGCGGCGAGTTGGTGAGCGATAAGAGTGTCTTGTCGCTTTCCACGACGTGGGCGTGCGTGAACCTTCTGGTGGGTACAATCGCGAGCCTTCCCTTGATGGTCTATAGGCTCGACAGTAAGGGTGACCGCGTCGTCCATAAAGCGCACCCGCTCTATCGTCTTCTCCATGACAGCCCCAACTATGATCAAACGGCGGTCGATTTCTGGGAATTTGTGAGCGCTTCGCTGGAGCTGCATGGCAACGCCTTTGCGAAGATCGAGCGCATCGCTGGGCGCATCGTTGCCCTTCGACCGATCGCCGCGAATGCCATTACCGTCAGGCGTTTACCCAATGGTCCACTCGAATATCGGTGGACCCAGGATGGCAAGACGTTCGTTGAAAAAGAGGATGTCGTCTTCCACATCCGAGGTTTCGGCGGCGATCCGCTTGGTGGAATGTCCACCCTGCAGTTCGGGCGCCGTGCCTTTGGTCTCTCGCAGGCAATCGATCGCGCAGCGAGCGCCACCTTTCGAAATGGGCTGCGCCCCTCGTTCCAGATGCGCTTCGAAAAGTGGCTGACACCCGAACAGCGTGCTGTCGCAAAAAAGGAGCTGGCGGAAGACTACGCTGGCGCAATCAACGCCGGCCGCCCTTTCATCGCCGAAGGTGGGGCCAAGCTCGAGCCGCTTTCGCTCAACCCAGAAGACGCTCAGATGCTTCAGTCGAGGGCGTTCTCGGTCGAAGAGATCTGCCGGTTCTTCGGAGTGCCACCGTTCATGGTTGGCCACACCGAGAAAAGCAGCAGCTGGGGAAGCGGACTCGAGCAACAGACGCTCGGCTTTCAGAAGTTCACCCTGCGTCGGCGTCTCAAGCGGATCGAGCAAGCCATCGAAAAGCAGCTGCTCACCGTTGAAGACCGGGTGGCCGGTGTCACCGTCGAGTTCAATCTCGAAGGGCTGCTGCGTGCCGATAGTCTTGGCCGTGCGCGCTACTACCAGGTCATGACGCAGATCGGCGGGATGACGATCAACGAGGTTCGGGCGCTGGAGAACCTTCCTCCGGTCGATGGCGGCGATGAGCCGCGCATTCAGATGCAGAACCGTACGATCAGCCAGGTCGATGAGGAAGCTATCCGCTCGATGATCGCGGATCAAACGGAGCAATCAGCATGATCGACTTTGACCGCCTGAAATCGGCAAGCACTGACCTCATGACGAAGACCGGACCTGCGATGCAGGTGAAAGAACTGAACGATTCCGGCGAATTCGAGGGTTACGGCTCCACTTTCGGTGGCGAGCCTGACAGCTACGGTGACGTAGTGGCTGCCGGCGCTTTCGCCGACAGCCTGCGATCCGGCGTCATGCCCAAAATGTTCTGGCAGCACGATCCGTCCAAGCCGATCGGGCGCTGGATAGAGGCCAAGGAGGACGGCAAAGGGCTCTATCTGCGCGGAAAACTGAACATGGATGTGCAGCAGGCCCGAGAAGCTCACTCGCACCTGAAGAACGGGGACATCGACGGCCTGTCGATCGGCTATCGCATCAAGGAATATTCTGTCGACACCGAAACCGGTGTCTGGACCCTCCAGAAACTCGACCTGAAAGAGGTGTCTGTTGTCTCGATCGGCGCGAATTCGAACGCGACGGTATCGAGTGTAAAGGCTGCCAAGCAGCTACATGAGTTGACTGACAAGCTGAAAGCCGGGGACCGGCTGACGGAACGGGAATTCGAGACCTGGCTCAAGGGATTGGGCTTCTCGAATTCACAGGCGGAGCGTACCGCGCGCCTCCACCTGAAAGGGCAGGGGGAGCCTGCCGCAGCGGACGATGCACTCGGATTCCTCATGGCGCTGCGCGCCTGATCTCCCAAAACTCAATCAAAGGAGCTTCCCATGTCGGGACGTAATCTGGCCGTGCTCAGCGCCGGCTCAATTGCCTATGTTGCTGCCTGCATGGCTGCGCTTCCGTTCGGTCCTCGCATCATGTTCGGTCCTGAAGACGGAACCGGCAGCAAGACTGCTGCGCAGCTTGCCGATGAAATCAAGGCGGCGAACCAGAAGGCGGTTGATGACGTGAAGGCCATTGCCGAGGAAGCGCTCGGCAAGGCGAAGAACGGTGAAACGATCTCGCAGTCCCTGAAAGAGAAGGCTGACGAGGCGCTTCTCAAGATGAACGCACTTGCCGAGCAGGTCGCCCAGGTCGAGCAGAAGATGGCACGGGGCGGAGACACCCTCGAGACGCCGAAATCCTACGGCGACCAGTTCGTCGAAAGCGAGGCCTTCAAGTCCTGGCAGGAAGGTGGCTTCTCTAAGAATGCCCGCGGCGCGGACCTGAAGGTGAAAGCAAGCCTTACCTCCTCGACCACGGACGCCGCAGGCTCCCTCGGTGCCGGCGTGGCCAATACGCGCCTTCCCGGCGTCCTCGAACTGCCGCAGCGTCGCATGACGATCCGGAATCTCATCACGCCTGGCCGGATGGACGGCAATACGCTGGAATACGTGAAGGAAAAGGGCTTCACCAACGGCGCTGGTATGGTCGCAGAAGGTGCAGCGAAGCCTGAATCCGACATGCAGATGGAGCTCGTCACCACCTCGGCCAAGGTGATCGCTCACTGGATGAAGGCGTCCAAGCAGATCCTGGACGATATTCCGCAGTTACGCTCGATGATCGACCAGCGGCTCGGCTACGGCTTGGCGCTGAAGGAAGAACAGCAGATCCTCAACGGTGACAACACCGGCCAGAATCTGCATGGCATCATCCCGCAGGCGTCGGCATACGCAGCACCGATCTCTCTCGCCGACCAGAATATTATCGATGTGCTCCGGCTTGCGATGCTCCAGGCAGCACTCGCGGAATATGCCGCGACCGGCCATGTCCTCAATCCGATCGACTGGACGATGATCGAGACCCTCAAGGATGAGATCGGCCGTTACATCATCGGCAATCCGCAGGGCAGCACCGCCCCGACGCTCTGGGGTCTGCCGGTCGTCGCCACGCAGGCGATTGCGGTCAACAAGTTCCTGACGGGTGCATTCCAACAGGGCGCGCAGCTGTTCGATCGTTGGGAATCGCGCATCGAGGTCGGTTATGTGAACGACGACTTCACCAAGAACATGGTGACCATCCTCGGTGAAGAGCGTCTCGCGCTCGCTGTCTACCGTCCCGAGGCCTTCGTTTACGGCGACTTCAACACCGCTCTCGCCGGCTGATCCTTCACCTGGTCGACGGGCAGTCATCGGCTGCCCGTCAGCTCCCAAAGGAGAAAGACATGTCCAAAGAACTGGAATGGGACGTCATCCGCGAGCATGAGGGTGACCGCTTCTACAAGACTGGTGACGTCAGGATCGGCACTGAGGCTGAGCTGGGTCACCTTTCACCGAAATGCCTGCAGCCCCGTGCTGCAGCGGCTGCCGGCAAGAAAGAACCGGCTCTCCTCAACAAGGCCGAAGTCGTCAAGACGAACAAGGCCGCCCCACGCCGCAAGGCGAAATAAGGCCATCGGCCGCTGAAAGGAGACTGCGATGAAGCGTTTCAAGGTTACTGTGACGACGGCCGCGGACGGCAGCGCCGTGGCTTACACCCCCCGACTTTCGGGCAAGATCCATCAGATCGAATACGTGAAAGCCGGCGCGAACAGCTATGCTGATGGCGTCGATTTCGCGATCACTGGTGAAGCAACCGGCGTCAACCTGTGGACCGAAGCGAACGTCAACGCCTCGGCCGTACGTGCTCCCCGCCAGCCCACACATACGCAGGCCGGCGCAGCTGCACTCTACGCAGCCGGCGGCACCGCCATCCAGGAGCGCGTTGCTCTTGCGAACGACCGCGTGAAGATCTCGCTGGCCCAGGGCGGGAACGCCAAGGTCGGCACTTTCCACATCCTGGTCGATTGAGTCCTCCAATGATGCTGCGCCCGATCAGAACCATTGCCCCCTCGGTGAGGGTCATCAGCAAGGAAGAGGCCAAAGCGCATCTGCGCGTGGAATGCGACCTTGAGGATGACCTGATCGAGGCTCTCGTCCTTGCTGCCGAAAGCCGGCTGGATGGATGGGCGGGGCTGCTCGGGCGCTGCATGATCAATCAGACGTGGGTCGCGTCCTATCGGGCCTTCACTTCGCCGTCGATCGCTTTGCCTTTTCCCGATGTCTCCAGTGTCG